CATTTATATACATGATGCACTGTAAGGCAGCATTTACCGGGGCTAGAAATCACCTCGGAATAAATAATATCAATCTATTGCAGCGGCTAAACATAGGCACTTCGCTTGCACAGCAACCATCAATTTCCACTGGAATAAGCGGTGAGGATACGGACGATACGACGAATTGGACGAATATTGATTCTGACTGGGTGGTTGGGCAAACGGCGTTATGGGCTGTTGTCTCCGATGGAACCAATTCTCAACTGTATAAGGATGGCGTTGCTCAGGCCAGCGGGGTCGTGAATGTACATGGAAATTTCAGCCCAACGAATGCGATGGGGCTCAGCGGGATTGATGAGATCAGGGGCTTTGCCTGGATGATATTTGATACATTACCTGCAGATTTTGAGGAAGCTATGGTATGGATGTCTCCATACTGGGCTGATAATAAAAAAGTATTTTGGCCTAAGTGGCAGGGATTTTATGGACAAGATATTAGTTATAGCCGGTAGTGGGCGTTGTATCTGGGACGATCTATCTCAGTTAAAGCCAATCACAGCAGATATTATGTGTGTAAACGATATGATTATGCACTATCCAGGAGAAGTGCATCATATTTGTTCACTAGATGAAAAAATGCTGATGAAATGGTGGGATGCACGTAGACCGCCTTATAAGGTGCAGTTTCCAAGCCAGCCTAGAATGCATACAAGACGTGACCTTGTATCACTCCCAAAACATATTGAAACATGGCCTTTCCAAGGTGGCGGGACATCAGGGTTATTTGCGTGTTTTGTTGGGTTGGGTCTTGGATACGATGAAATCATCCTTTGTGGTATTCCGATAGACAACACAGGGCATTATTGGGAGGACCCTGTTGGCAAGACAAATTACCAACGTGAAATAGCATGTCCGAATGGGCGTATCAGAGGGGATGGCAGACATTACTGGACGAAGGCCAAAGAGAAATTTGACGGCAAAGTCAAAAGTATGTCTGGATTTACAAAGAAATTGTTAGGTGCGCCAATGGAGCAAGCCCATAGCTTTTATGATCATAAACAAAGAATATAACTTCATTTTTGTTCATGTCCCCAAAACTGCTGGGAATGCTGTAGAAGTTACATTGCCAAAATGCAATAGACGGAAAAACCGCGCTCTGTATAGACAGATGGTGCCGACAGAGAAACATTTGCATCTTGAGCATGCTGGCGAAAACGATATGTTTAAGTTTGGGTTTACTAGAAACCCGTGGGATAGGATGGTATCCCTCTATCATTTCCGAAGTCAGAAAGATAATCAGAACAATAAATTCGATCAGCAGCGCCTGATAGATTATGGCTTTGAAAAATGCCTGTTGACAGGGAGTTTGGGTATAAATAACCCTCCCTGGGATAGACCTGAATTAAATATGACAAATGATGCCATGACATGGCTAGAGGGCTGCAATTACATTGGGCGTTATGAAACTCTTCAGAAGGATTTTGACCGGATTAGTGAAATCATCGGCCTAGAGCTAAAGACGCTCCCTCATACAAACAGTTCAAAACATACTGATTATAGGAATTATTACAATACCGAAATGATCGAATATGTTGCTAAAACACACAAAAGAACAATAGATAAATTTGGATACACGTTTGATGGATAGATATGCAGAATTCGAAAAATACGAAAGAGCCTACAAGCAGCCCAGTTACAGAATGGGGAATAATCGGAAGAATTCTGCTAAGAAAGTCCTAAAAGCGATAAAAGCAAGAGGTTCCTACCTGGATGTAGGCTGTGGCCGTGGTGAAATGGTCGAATTTGCCAAAGAATTAGGTTTTTCCCCTTCTGTTGGGGTTGAGGTTGTTGATTATTTGTTGAATGAGGACGTGGCTTACGGCCAAGCGCATAATCTACCATTCAACGATAACGAGTTTGATGTGGTAACAAGTTTTGATGCTTTTGAGCACTTTCTTCCTGAAGACACAGTGCAAGCATTAAGTGAGATAAATAGAGTTGCCAGGAAGGCTGTAATTCTATGCATTGCCTTTACCCCAAGCAATAATGGCAGAGACGAGTTACATATCAATTTGCGTCCAGTTAAAGAATGGGCTGCGCTAATAGAAAGGCATATCGACGGGAAAGCAGAACTAATTCCCGAAACATACAGATCCCATTCTAAGACATGGGTTATTACCAAGGAGTAAAGTAAGATGAGTGTAAATGTTGATGCAACCGGACTCGGAAATTTTGAGATTATTGTCAGGACTGCAACGATTGACCCACCAAGCATGGCGACTACTGTTGATGGGCTGGTAGCTGATGTTGCTGTGTCGGATGTGGCTATTGGTGATGCAATTCTTGCAATCCCACCTTATGACACTGTGAATATTATCTATCAAGCAACAGCTGTCTCTAATGGTGTGTTAGATGTGAATTTTTACAATGCTGGCACAGGTACGACTAATCTTGCTTCTGCTACATGGACCTTCCTGATTATCAAACTTGGTAGTGCGTGAGTGAGCTTCAAGAGCTTTTACAGCAGCTAGAAACAAGAATAGCTCAAAGAAAACTCTTTACCTATCGCCCTTACGGGCATCCAGACACGCTTTCTCCTGATGGCGCTCTTTGGAAACGTATGAATGCGCTGCCAGAGGCAGATGAATGGGTAGAGTGGTCAAACAAACCTTGGCAGTTGGACTTCCACAACGGAGGCGCAACGCACAAGGAGCGGATGGCAAAGACAGGTAACAGAGAAGGCAAAACTGTCTGTGCTGCTGCCGAAACATCTATCCACATGACAGGCCAATATCCTGACTGGTGGGAAGGCAAGCGGTTTGACCATCCTGTATTAGTCTGGACAGGTAGCCCGACTAATGAAACATCCCGCGACATTGTGCAGAAAGAGCTTCTGGGAGGTACTTCAACTCAGGAGCTAGGCACAGGGTTCATACCAAAAGAACTCATCGTAGGCAGGCCCAGGATGCGGCAGGCGGGATGTTCTGACGTAGTTGATAAGTTCAAGGTCAATCATGTTTCTGGGGGTGTCTCAGAATGCATCATGAAGACCTATGAGCAGGGATGGAGAAAATGGCAAGGGACTGCCCCCCATGTTATTTGGCTTGATGAAGAGCCAGAAGATAACGAGGCGCAGGGTAAAATCTATTCAGAGGCCAGAACTCGAATTATAACGAGTAACGGCATCATAATGGTTACGTTTACTCCCTTGCTGGGGAATACGGCGCTTGTTACCCGTTATACGGACGATACATCCGGTAAAAAGCTGATTGTGGAAGCAACTTGGGACGACGTTCCTCACCTGAACGACCACAAGAAACAAGACGCTCTGGCAGGGTACCAACCGTGGGAGATAGCCTCCAGGACAGCCGGTGTACCTATGATGGGCGAGGGCCGTATCTTCACTACGGAAGAGGAAGATATTGCTGTTGATCCGTTTGAGATCCCGCCATATTTTGCACGACTGAACGGAATAGATTTTGGATTAGACCATCCTTTCGCCTGTGCCAAAATCGCAATAGATCGGGATAACGATATTATCTATGTCTACGATGATTACAGAAAGAAAGGCGAAATCAACATGGCATTCCATGCCGCGAAGATTAAAGAGCCACTTCCCTGGATTCCAGTCGCTTGGCCGCATGATGGGGCAAAAAGATCACCGTCAGCAGGTGGCAAAGAAGCCAAAACGCTAAAGCAGAAACTTGTAGTTAATGGCGTCAACATGCTGAACAAGTCTGCACGATATTCCAACGATGCCGGTGGCCCTCAGCCTGTATGGCCGATTGTTGAAGAAGTTCTTGAGAGAGAGCGTAGCGGTAGGTTTAAGGTGTTTAAGACTTGCCGGAATTATCTTGAAGAGCGTCGCAATTATCATACAAAAGAGGGCAAGATCGTTGCAACGCGAGATGATTGTCTGAAGGCGGCATTTTATGCCGTCATGATGAAGCGATACGCGAAGACTGGATTTAAGAAGCATTCACGTAAACCAATGGTTTCCTGTATGAGTACGCGAGTATGAAAAGACAAAACAAGAAGATTCTGCCCAAAAGCCGGGCTGAATTAGAGAAGTTTGTTAGAAATATGGGTTATAGCCCTTATGGGAAGATTGCTTATAGGGGTAGGGAAATTTTCCTATCTGAAACTGAATATGAAAATGACCAACCGAGAGTATATCCTTGGGGCTACTATCAAACCTTCTGGGTTATTACCCGTGAGGACTCAGATGAGAAATTCCAGGTTGGTAGCTGGGTGGAATTCGATGCTATGCACGACAAAGAAGAAAGTCTAACGCCTGAAGAAAAACGCAGGGCACGACTGGAAACGGCTTTGCAACATGCGAAGAAATGGGTTGATAGCGAAGCGGCGGTAGCAAATGCCTAAACGATTCACAAAAGACGATAAAGAAGTCATTGTAGAGAAGATCTGCGATAGCCATTCTGACAGAAAGAGGAAGCGCCGCTATCTTGAAAAGCAATGGGCTGAAATAGATCGTCAGCTCGAAATGACGCCATCTAAAAAGGTACAAAAAGCGCGTCAAGGCAAGATAGAGCAAGATAATGCATGGATGGCAGAAACAGAGCTGCCTAATCAGGCCGAAACGCTAGAAATAAGTGTTGCAGATGCCCGCAGGCTTATGTTCCCGAAAGATGATTATGGATTTTCTGCTCATGCTGGCCTAACAGACGAGTATCTGAGTCGTGTTGATTATCAGGCAATGATTGCTGGTGATAAAAACGATGTTCCATCAAGAATTACACAGGATAATGCCGATAAGCTTGTCCAGGGGACTATTTCAAACTGGCGTAATCAATACGGCTTCAAAGGTAATATAGATCAGATTAATGGAGAGGCATTCAAATATTCTATGGGTGTTGGCCGTGGGCGATACGTAAAAAAGCGTGTTTTCCTGCATACATCAAAAGGTGTTCAGTACAAGGATCAGAAAATCCCGATTATCGTTCCAAGGAGCATTAAAAGAACCTATTTGGATGATTCCTGCCATTCCTTAAATAATGAAGGTATTTCTGTAGCGCCAGGGCAAATATTTGAGTATTCCATTCAGGCAAAAGACTTGCAGATGGCAAGTGCTTCCGGGTCATCTGATGTTGATGACATGCAGGGTGGCTGGATTAAGGGAGCTATGAAGGAATGGAATGCGGCGGGAAGTGTTAACGTCCTTGAGTGGGAAGGCGATATGGTAGTAGAGCGCAAAAGTACGGGTGCGCTCTATCTTGCTAATTCGATTATTTCTGTAGCTGTTGGATATAAATCTGGCAAAAAGACATCGCAAACGGATCGAGTAGTTTTCAGAATTAGAAAAAATGAAATGCCATTTTCGTCTTATATCCTATTCCCATACCATCAGGAACATATTGATAGCCCCTATGCTACTTCTCCATTAATGAAGGGTAGGCCAGTGCAGGCAACTGCAACAGAGGCGCTGAATATGTTGATGGAGCTTGGAGCACTTAATGTCCTCCCGCCACTGTCAAGGGATAGTGACACAGATGAAGAGCCGGAAGTCTATCCGGGGGCCATTTGGGGAGATACGGTAAAGCCCAACCAGATTGGTGATCCTCAGGCTATGCTGGCGGTATATAGTTCACTTCTCCAGCAATATGCGGATGTGACTGGAACAACAGCTCCGCGTCTTGGCGCTCAGACTGTCAGTCATACGACTGCTTATGCAAAAGACGCTGAATTAGCCAGAGGCCAGGTAAGAATTAATAATTATGTCGATTCGACAAACGAAGGTCCGATGAAGCGTTGGCTGCACATGGAGTATGAAATGGGCAGAGCCAATATGACGGATGAATTATTCTATATCAAGCCATATAACGGTTTTGTCCAGATCAAGAAGTCATTTCTCCCTGATTTTGTTGAATTCGATGTTTATGGTGCAGGTCAACCAGCAGACGAACAAGCGAAGTTCCAGAAGCGCATGGTTGCATTGCAGCAAGCCGTTCAGTTAGACCAGCTGAGAATATCTATGGGTATGCCGCCTAAGCTCAATCTTGATACGTTGATCGAGCAAGAGTTGTTGCAGGGTGGATGGACTGATATTGATATGTTGATTAATCAGTCTGCACCACAGACACAGATGGAGCCTAATCCTGGCCTGCAAGTAGCTGCACAGCAGGGATTGGCATTTGGATCATGAAAGTACAAGACCTACCAGTAGAATCTCAACAATTATTGATCGAGTTAAATTCGCGTCCTGGATGGCAACCAATTCTTGACGCAATAAATGAAGGAAAGTTTCCAAGGTATAAGCCTCACGGTGAAGACCCGAAGGAATCCCAGTTTTATAACTGGGTTTTTTATTCTGGGAAGCTAGAAAAGGCAACTCAGGTTATTAAACTATTAAGTGGAGTAAAAGAATGACACAGCAAGCCGAGGTTACAGAAACCAATCAAGAGCCGACTCAGGCATCTGGTGAGGTGGAAAACGCTCAGGATGAAGTCTCGTTAGACAGTTTACTGTCTGAATATGACGAGCCTAAAGAGGAGCCAAAGGCGGCCCCTCAACCGGAAGTACCGCAAATCTCATCGGATGTGCAGAATTTTATGAATCGTCAGATCAAGAAAGAGAATGATCAGGCAATTAATGAAGCTGCAAAAATCATGAAGGAGTCTGTTGGTGATACTAATCTAACGGAGAAATGGTTCAAAGGTCAGTTACACTTGGCTGGAGCCGAAGATCCAAGGATTATCGATGCTTTTAATAATCGTGATAATTCCCCGAAGCAGTGGGAAACGATTGTAAAAGGTATTGCTACTGATCTAGCGAAGGAGCTTGCTCCGACAGATCAGAGTGCTACAGAGTCATGGAATGCCGTTGCGAGTGCGGTGCATAGCGCATCAACCTCAGCCCCAAAGACAGAGCCAGGATTTTCAGATAAGGATCTGAAAAACATGTCGGACGCCGAATTTCAGGCATTCAAACAACAGCATGGGTTCCGTCGGTAGGGCACAATTAAGGAGACATAATCATGTCTACAATTAGTGCAACTAATACAGAGCTGCCGCGCGTTGTTAACGCGGTATATAAAGAAACTTATCTTCGCCAAGGCAAATCGCGTTGTCTTCACTTTCAGGGCACTGAGCCTGCTGAAGTGATGCTTAATCGTGGTGCGCTGGTGTGTAATTGGCAGCAGATGTCCAATCTGGTATCTGCCTCGCCTGCTCAGGCCGCGGGTGTAGAACTTCCTCAATATGCAACTTTGACTGAGCTGACGACTACAGCGGCGTATGGACAAAGCAGGAGTGCTGATGCCCTTTCCGTAAGCCAGGTAACAGCAACTGCCGCTAAATACGGCAACTACGTCATTCTAAATGAAGAGGCCGACCTGATTAACCCGTCTACGCAGATGGACAAAATCATGGAAGTCATTGGTATTAATGCTGGTGATTCTCTTGATAAGCTTCAGTCTATTGGGATGAACAGCGGGGCCACTCTTGTCTATGCTGGTGGTGTAGCTAGTGAGGGTGCTGTGGTATCGAAAATCACCCTGGCATCTATCAAGAGTGTTATTAATACCCTTGATAAGAAAAAGGCGACTACCTTTACTCCAATGGCTACTGGAAGTACTAATTTTGGTACGACCCAGTTGATGCCTGGATTCATTGGTATTACACATCCTGATGTTGCAATGGATGTTACCCAGTTGGCAGGATTCAAGCCGTATGAAACCTATGCTGGTCAAGTTGCCGGATTCTTGGGTGAATATGGGTCAATTACTGCTGGGGGTCGTACTGTTCGCTTCTGTTCTGCGCATAATGCAGACGTAGAAGCTGATGCAGGTGGCCTAACTGGTACTACTGGTCTAATTTCTGAGACTGGGACGAATATCGATACCTATACAACCCTGATCTATGGTCAGGCAGCGTTTGGTTCTCTCGGATTTGGAAGCACCTATGGCACTGGTTCGTATCGTGCTGGTGATGAGCTTGATCCTATCGAGCTTGTTGTTAGTGGTACCTTGGCAAGTCCAGCTGATCCTTATGGCGAACTTCAGTCGATTGCTTGGAAAGCATGGCATGCAGATGTCGCGCTTAATACTAGTTGGTCCAGAGGAATCGTATCTGGAGCTACTTCCTTGTAAATCATGTGGGGGAGGAAACTCCCCCATTTTTAACGGAGTATTTATGACAATCAGTACACTTCATGCAATAGATTCCAGATCAAACTGGGATAAAGTATCTCGACGCCAATGCTGGAAAGGTGCAGGAAAACTTGGGATTCCATTTCCAACCGGGGCCACTCATGATGAAATGATTCGTATTTTTGAAGCTGCTGGTGTTGCTCCAGAACAAGTAGTTAATTTTGTTCCGGCGATTGTTGAGACGCCTCAAGGTGATAAAGTTGTAATGCATCCAGAAACCCATGAGCGCAAATATGACGAACATAAAGAGCATCGTCGCATGGAAGAAATGGAGCGCAGAATCCAGGAAGGTGTTGAAAAGGATAGGGCGGAGAAAGAAGCTCTGACTGCAAAAGCAAATAAGAAAGAAATTGATGGTATCAAATCTGACATATCTGAATTGAAAGATATGTTCAGGCAGGTATTAACTCAAATGGCAACAAGTCCGCCAGAAAAGCAAAAAGCAGAAACGCTAGAGACAATGCACTGGAAGAAGTTCCAGAAAATGGCTAAAGATATTGGCGAGACCTGGACAACTAAAGAGCCAAGAGGGCCAATCATAGCCAAGCTAGAGGCAAGAGAGAATGTCGAAGAACCTTCTTAATGGTGTCAATGATGTACTTCAGAAAGTACAGATAGTCAGATCTAATCATCTTTTGACGACGTTGACAAACTCTCAATGGCAGATATTCATTGATAATGCGATTTCGTCATGGAACGAAGCTATAGATCAGATCTATTCTAAATCCGACATTATGCGACCTAAGCAGGCGGATGAAGATACGATTACATTACAAACCAATGTCCGATCATATTCTTTGCCTGATGATTTAGTTCAGATTAGATGGCCTTTACAGGATGAGACAAACGGGCACTTTATTAATAAATATCCTGGTGGGTATGAGGAGCTAAGGCGTTCACTTATCCAGCCTGAAAATTATACCGGACAGCCTGTTACAGGTGTGATTGATCCAATTGAGGGGGAGCTATATATCGACATGCTTCCAACAAGTACTGAGAACGGAGACGTTTATCGGTTCGTTTATTGGAAAGACACTGGAATGACTCGATCAAGCGATATCTTTCCTTTTTCTGATGTTGTGTATCGGGCATTAACTCCGTTTGTGGCTGAATTATGGCGATATAATCAAAACCAACAGACGAGTGAGAAGGTGAAAAAAGAAAGCTTTGGTCGTGCTGTTAGAGCGCTGAAACAAGAACCAAGAGAGTCGTCTTACATAAAAAGGTTTGGAAGTGTCACAGTAACGACACCTCTTGGCTATGATCCATATAACGTAGGGTAATATGCCAAATAATCTAGGACCAGAAGATACTTCTGTATCTATAAAGTTTGGCGCAGGCATTCGGTCAAGAGCACCAGCCGATGAAATAAACGACAGGGAATGTTCTGCCGGTCAAAACTTTGATATGGACTTGCAGAATACCCAGCTCCGTCCCCGCCTGCCTTTTGATCTATTAGGGACTGTGCCGAATGGTGAAGAAATCAGGGGTATGGCATCCTTACTGAAGTCAGACAATAGCACCTCTATGCTTGTGCAAGCTGGCGATACTGTTTATGAGTGGGATGGTAGTAACTTTACTTCTAAGGGCACTGTAGCGGCTACATCAAAGCTAAGGGGGCATACTTGGCACAACTGGCAACTAGAGGATAAGGTATTAATTACTGATATCAATCTAGCCGATGTTGTCATGGAGTGGGATGGCTCTACTCTATCGGATGTATCATTCACAGACGAAGATTCAAACCCTTATACGCCATTCAAGGCAAAGTATTGCCTTATACAAGATGAGCGCGCATTTTTCGGGAATGTAGTTGATAGTGGGTCAGTAGCTTTGCCTCATATGATAGTTGGTTCGAAAGTTTCTGATTACACAAATATCACAGTAGCCAATAAGCCAAGTTCTGCTTTGGGGGAGGATGACCCCTTCTATTTGCTGACTCCTGACCTTCGTTACATTAATGGACTCTTATATGCCTTCGATATTGTTGTTGTGTCCACGATGGAGGGGCAAATATTTAAAGGCATAGGGGCTAGCGCTAAGGATTTTGCTTTCAAGCCATTGTATCCCAGGTCTGGGGCATCGGGCGATGAAGCAATGAAGTTCGTTGGCGATGATGTCTATTATGGCAGACAGGGGAGAATAGAATCTCTGGTATCTAATGATAAGTTCGGCAATGTAGAAACAGACGATTTGTCAGTAGATATTACTGATATCATCGAAGACTACACAGATTGGACATTAACCTATAACGAGAGAACTCAGAGAGTTTATTGCTATCCAGATAACAAGGGTGAGATCTGGACAATATACAAGCCATTGGTGAAATCAGATGTTTCACCTTGGACGAAATATAAAACAACGCATTCGTCAAACTTCAACCCTACAACCATCATGAATTGTTATGATCCTGTAGATAGGTTGGAGTATGTTTTTTGGGGTGATGCTTCTGGAAATCTATATAAGATGGAAGGAACGCAGGGGAAAGGTGATGCAGGCGTTAATATGGTTAAGACCGACCGCTTGTCCAAGATGGTTTTGCTTCCTGAAGATACAGAAGCATTTAATATATTTGGCTGGGTGCGATATCGTAGAATAAACCCAATCACGATTACTTTGCGAATAGAATTCCAGGGCGACCAGACTTACACAGAAGTTATCCCTATAGAGTTAGAAGGGGCAACCGCCACAAGTTTTTATAACGGAGGTTCATATTATGCAGGTGGTTCCTATTACGGATCAAACTTCAATAAGTTCGCTAGAGAAAAAGTCGGTATCCCAGGGAAAAGCACGGAATTCCAAGTCAGAACAACGATTGAAAGCAAAGATCCGTTCGCAGTCGCCGAAATCGGCCTCCGACTCCAAGTCACGAGTTAAATATAGATTAAAGCGTACATTACGCAGAAAGCCAAAATTCCATGAAATAGAACAGGCTGATGTGAAATATATATGGGCGGCTTATAAGTTAGGTTCGTTCGGTGAACAAACAGATATCACACAAGAAGAATTTAATTTAAGACTATTCCAGACTATAGAGGAAACGGACAGAACTTATATTTTTGTTGCCCCAACCAATAATGGAACTATCCCTGTTGGAATGGTATCTGGAACATTCAATGGTCCAATATTCTTTGTGGGGAACGCACTATGGTTTAAATGGGCTTCTGATAGAAACAAGCTTGAATCTGCTGTCCATTTTTTGAATGAATTAAGAAAAGAGTATGTTGTAGTGATTCATAATCATATGGATGACAAACAATTTTATGAAGTGGTTGCCAAGCATGGAGTGATTCGGCGTGTCGGTAGGCTTTACGATGTGTTTGAGGATTGCCCTGCGCAGATCTGGCAAACAAGGAAACGGTAATGAGTGCAATTACAAAGAACATAGGGCTGACTGGGATTGGCGGTATTGCGGCTGGTATATTTGGCGGCAGCGACGCTTCTGATAAATTGTTTGGTGATAATATTCCAGGAGAGCTTAAACGACCAAGGCTTACAAGTTTTGAAGCGCCTGGTTTAAGTGCAGAATTCCTTTCGCCTGAACAATTAGCTCTAAGGCGAGCGCCTGGTGTCGAATCTATGCTGTCAGGGATCTCATCCGCATTTACGGATCAAGCAAACCAAATAGGTGGTCTTAGGCCGTTGGTAGAACCTGGATTTGGTAGGCTAACTGAATCAGGGATAAGGGCTGTAAGGGACGCACGTAGGGCAACGATGGGTGATCTCAGGCAGAACTTGGCAAGGCGTCGAGTATTAGGTTCTAGTTTTGGTGCCGATGATTTGGCACGGACAGGGGCAGAATTTGCGAAGGCAGAGGATAAAGTAACATCAGAGGCTTTCATTAAAGAATTAGCAATGTCTAATGAGCTAATTAACCAGCAGGCGCAAGCAAAAGCGAATTCATTCTTACAGAGCTTAAATCAGACAAATATTGAAAGCCAGTTAGCAGCACAGATGGCTTCAGGGGTATCGTCGATTTTAAGCAATAATGCACAAATGATAGGACAGATGACTAATACCGGAGCAGATAGAATGCTAAACGTAGGTGGAACTATTGCCGGTTCATTTTTTGGCCTTGGTTAATTCTGGAGTATAGAAGAAATGGCTAATACAAGTTTTTCATCTGGTTTTGGTGCTGGCCTTGGCTTGGGTGCGCTGAGAGATACTAGAGACAGAACGAGATTAATGCAGCAGCAAAATTCTCTTGAGCAAAAGAAATTGTTACAAACAAATTTAAAGTCTGGTTATGATAGTACGCTCAAGCAGTTAATAGATCAATCAAAGCAGTTTGCTGCTTCTGTAGAGTCAGCTTCTGATGAGACAAAACGAGCCAATACATTAAATACATATGATCAATTTGTAGAGACAATCATTGAATCGGAAGAGCAAAAACTTAATGTTGCTCAGCAGATGGGGCTTATCAGTCCTGCTGATGTTTCTAGCATGAAAGCAAGATTAAGGCTAGCAAGCACGCTTACAGATCCTGTAGCACAAGAGAAACTTGAGCAGGATGTAAAGACAGAAGGAGCTATTGAAACAGCCGAAGGCAAGCAGCCGTTAGAGCTTGAACAGATCAGGGTAAGAGCAGAGGAGGCGAGGAAGACAGCTGCTGTGCGTAGAACACAGGTAAATATACAAGAAGATCCAGACGAATTGGCTCCTCCTCAGATAGGTCAAATCTATGGGATTGAAAATGCAACAATGAGTGATTTGGCTAATGCAAATATATTTGTTCCTAAAGACAATAAGACATTGAGGGAATTAATTCCGGCTAACACAGCTTATAAAGGGCTTGTGACATCAGGCACAACAGCGTTAGATGTATTAAGAAAGAACCCCGATGTTGCCCCAATTGGTGGGCTTTCGGAATTTTGGGAAGGTGTTGAATCTCAAGCAACAGCATTGGCAAGACTTGCCAATATAAACGTATCAGAAGTAAATTTAGAATCAGAAGTTATACAAAATGAAGTAGAGAAATTAGCTGGTGCCAATAGAGAACTTCAAGCAACAATGAAAAGCATGGCTTATGCTTCTGCTATTGCTAAAGGTCAAACTGGACAGGGATTATCTGATAAAGACGTTGCTAATGAGATTCAACAAATTGGTGGAGACGCTAAAACATCTGAAGGGATGCAGCGAGCTATCATGGCCTTTATGGAAAGGACTGAAAGCGAGTATAGAGCAAGAATCTCAAACACCTTAAGCAAAGAGCCTCCAAAGTCTGCATATTCTATGAATTCTGATGAATTGGTCCAATTTATTGAGCAGGCTGGTGGGTTTGAGAATTTGCCTTCTGCCGATCAACAGATAGTCAGAGTTAGGGCAAAATTTCTGAAACAGAGAATGCAATGAGCTTAAAAGCATTAGATAATTTAATTCCAGAAGAGGATGTTGTGATCTCTCCTCAAGCCCCAGTGTCCTCACTAGATAAGCTTGATTTGATTATCCCGCAAGAGCCGATTGCTCCACTTGCAGAGCCCTTGTCTGTAGAAAAAGTTGAGCCAAAAGATTTATCAACAGCCACAGCAATAAAATCAGCTCAATCTCCATTCATAACGGCAGGCTCACTGATAGGTGGGGCGGTTGGCGCTCCTCTTGATCCTCCTGGCGTAGCAGTTGGCGGT